CATGAAGCGCGGGTATATCAGATCCGCAAATTATGAGATCACGGCTGACAACCGGGGTCGTTGTGTCCCGAAGGCACACCCTCGAAAGGGGGCAACGGGCCTTAAATCCTCTCGGGGGTCTCGCGCAAGCGAGACTCCTTGTCACATGCTAAGAAGAGCACATGGGGAGGTAACGACGGTTGATGTTCTGGGAAATGGACTTCTCAGGGCGTTGTCCGAAGTGGTTCCGTCCGGTATGGTAAACCGGATGCAGGAAAGGTTTTCGGATGCCAAGCTTAGGGTCTGGGGTGAATCCCTTATGAGGGCCATGGTCCTTGTTCACCCTTCGCGGCTACCGAACCTCCTAGAGAATGGGGCCCACTGTTCACATGAACGACAGGGACTTCAATCATTGGTAAGGGTCATTCTGAGGTTCGTCAAAGAACCAAAGGTGATTGCAAATCAGTGGCGGAAGGCGAGCCTGGACGTGTTGGATGGTGATGAGGTCCTGCCTTTGCGGGGATGCTTGTCGCTGCGTCAATTCACAGACGTGGCGCGCAAGACAGCGCTGTTTCAGCTTTCACGAGTTGGGCGGGCTGGCCCGTATCCTGATATGGAGAGGGTATCCGACGCACTCCGGCAGCATCGGGCAGACATGACGGTGAAGGTTGTCCCACCAAGGGCAGCCCGAGTCGCGTTGCAACGTTTTGCTTCGAGGTGGGTGCATGGCAAGGCCTTGCCCCCGCTTCAGTGTACCTATGGGACTTCTGGGGGTCGTACGACACCTAGGGGCAAAGGTGGCTGGAGGGTAGGTGTGCGGCAGGCAGTGATTGCCTTGTGCGCGCATCCTTTCACACGGGAGGAAGCAGAAAGACTCAGTCTAAAGGTGCAGGAGTTCACATTTCCTTACCAGGCCTTCAGGCCTGAGGATTGGGAACATTCCCTCGCACTAGTAGATGAGAACGGGATTGAAACCATGAACGGCGCTTCATGCCTGTTCCAATGGAGACAGGAATATCAGGAGGCCTTGTCGATTTGCCATTATGACTTCTATGACCTGCAACGCCCGCATCTGCTGGCGATTGCGGCCTGTGTGGTCTCTTTGGTGGACGACTTAGTGGACAATCCTACCAACCTTGACACAGTTGGCTGTGCAGTGATCCTAGAGAAATCTGAGAAGGTCCGCCTCGTAACACCTAACGAGGATACAGTGGCCTTTGTTGGATCCCTTTTTAACAGCTGGCTGTTGGGCCTGCTCCGGCAGGATCCCCGGGTTGACCCTGTTGAGGAACCCAAACAGGTCCATCCAATGGTTGAGACCCCAGTAGGGTATGTCATCAGGTCAGTTGACCTTGTCAGGGCCTCAGACCAGATAACGGGAGCTGATCATCGAGGGATCCTTCGGGGTCTTCTTATTGGGTTAGGCATTCCCGTAGACTGTGTCTTTGGACGCACTTTACTCTTTTTCGCCCGTCCGGTACGGGTAGAGGGCATCGACCCACGCGGGGTAAAGTTTTCTTTTCTGACTGAGGGACAACCGGCCATGGGCCGGGGGCCAACCTGGCCTGTTCTCTCGCTATACACGCTGTGGTGTGTCATAGCAGCAAAACCTAGCTGGTCGCGGGTAGTCGGAGACGATGCTATGTTTGCATCGACGGACCTCGGGTCTAAGGAATTCAACAAGAGACTGACCGTACATAACGGACAGGTGAATAACCTGAAGGACGTGGAGTCCTTTACGGGAGGTACGCTTGTTGAGCGTTTGGGACTTCTAGACACCAATAGGAGAGTGGAATGGCACGATACATGCTCAGTAGCAGTATTGGATGGGCGACCAAAAGTTGAACGCGGCGAAACACGATCTATGCCGCGGTTCCTAGCGGGACCCTCAATCCCTTATGCGAAAGGTATTGAATATATCTGTGAGAACACTTTCTCTTCCGAGTTCGCAGAATTTCGGAAGTTTGGTCTAGATCCGTTCTTACCACGAGAATTTGGAGGACCGGGGTTTCCTTGTTCCCCGAAAAGGCGACTGGTGGCACTTCGTACTCTTCGGCCCCAATGGGTTAGAGCACTTAGGGTTATCATGAGCCAGGGGGACGGGGGGATTGGTCTCCTCCTTCGTTTGCAAGGGCCGTACCGTTCGTCGAAGACGACTTCGGCCAGCAACCTGCAGGACGCAGTGTTGGCAAAGATTCTCGCTGAGCAGGAGGAAGGTGAGGGGTGGGCGCACTGGGAGGCACGCTCTACTGTAGGCCTGACATTGGACGAGTTCGCTCGGGAGGTTGAGTCGCTACTTGTTAGCGGCAAAGCCTGCTGGGATGGCTACTCCGAGAAACAGGTTTATATGCCGACCATTCGCCACGTTGCAGAGGCAGTGCATAGGGAGGTCCGGTTGATCAACTGGACTGTACCGAAACATCGTCTCTGTGACACCGTGCGCAAGATAGAGATCGGGTTGGACAAGTTCCTTCTTGATATGCGTTTGGGTATGTTCCGCATGCCTATTCGTTACCGCACGACACCCAAAATCGGGACCACCATGGGGTATTGGAAGGGTGAGTCAAATCTTCCGCCCTCTGACCAAGGAGAGCTCCCCTGCCTGGATCCGTTCCGGGGGGAGGCCGGCTTCGTAGCCGGGGATGCCTATACTGGGAGAGGCGAGAGCATGTTTAGTAGTGGTGAACGAAACACAGGGCTTTTGCCTCGCGGGACCAATATGGGACTAAAGCCGACATTCCACAAGAGGTTCCTTTTCGATGATTAGGACTCTTTGTCACGGGACTAGGCTGGACATCTTGCAGACGTCAGCGGGGTGTGGACGAGATAATATCTCTTTCATAGGGGCGATCCGGACACCGGGAAACTGGTGGCCGGCCAGAAAC